CAAGAGAATGAATAGTAATTGCTCGTTCGCTACGTGCTGCACACGCTAAGGCATTACGAATGTTACCTTGTGCTTCTATTAGATACTCTTCTACTTTCTTTGATAGTGCCATAATGTATACTCCTCTGGTCTTAACTTTTTGGTTTTAATAGATTTACAAACGTCCTCATAGTGTCCGTACCATGATCTGTTGAATGCATTCTTCTTAGTTGGTTCAAGATACCAAGGGAACATGCGATGGCAATTTCCATTACCATTAGAGAGTTCCCATAGATCAATGTTCTTTGTCTTATTAAAGACAGGTTTCTTATCAATGCGAGTCCTTCTGGGTTCTCGCTTTGCTTCTTGAGTTGTGAGTTTAGATATGTTCTTCTCCAAACTCCTTTGTGTTCTAGGCAAGTTTCTTAAGTTCCTCCATACTTTGCATGATGTTTTTAGCAAGTTGTTTATCCTCACTGTGAGTTGCTTTAATATACTCCGCAGTGAGTCTTTTCAACTCGTCCTCAACTTTTGCTTTGTTTATAGAGTTCATTTAACTCGTCTCCATCAAAGAATACAGTGGACTCGTTTATATAGGTCCTTGTATCAACCCATTCAAACCATTCATCCATGAGTGCCATACCCTCATCTTCTCTTCCGTCTGCAAGTAGAGTATGAAATCTACCTACAATCCAATGAACAAGAGATTTTCTCTGTCTATTTAATTTTGATATATCACCATCAGGTGCTGGTGAATAAAAATCTTTAGGTGGCATAAGGACTCCTTACTGTGTCTGATTTACGTGGATAAGCAGCGACCTCTGGATCAGGGTCTAACCACTTAACATACTCTGGATCTTCAATACAACAATCAAGTTGTGCTGAACTATCTAGGTAATACATGTCATTACATCGCCATGTATTGTAATTCATTTTCTGTATTCTAAGATCTGGATAACCAGACTCTAGTTCGCCAAACTGTACAAATCTGTAAGGATAACGATCTAAGATAACCTCAAGTTTCATTTTCTATCCTCATTGAGTGGTGAATTGAAATACTTGCGGTTAGCAACATATAATACTGCGAGTGCAGTTAAGATTCCTCCAAATCCTATCAATAGAATAGGACTATTTGGAAAATCATAAAATGGTACGTTAGTCATTTGAACTGTCCTAATTTAACTTCAGCAAGAGATGCTACCATAGTCCATGCAGTTTCTCCTGATACTGTGTTCTGATCACAGAAATACTCTACAGTATCCTCCATGATCTCCAACATCTCAATGAGTTGTTGTTCTTGTTTCTTTGTGATTTTGTCGTTGTTCATCGTCTGACTACCGTTAAATCGTTTGTAAGATGATTATAAGACAAAAAGGATAGATCTGATGGTAGAGCATCCTCAAGTGCCTTACAGAACTCTAGAGTAAAGAATCCTTGATATCGCCAAAACTTCTTCTCTTCATCAGAAAATGGTTCAGCATTGGTCTTTACCTTTATAGTATAATGCTTACTGTCCTGTAAGTCAAGGGGTGCAAGCAATTGTTTTACATGACTAACAATCATGGGAGCAGCAACTTGCTTCTTCAGTTTGGTACGTGAAGGTAAATTTCTCATGTGGTTACAATAGTAAGATGTACATGTGTTGGAGGGATTATCTCATATAGAGATAACCACCTGCCCAACTTGCTTGAGTAGGCACTCTTCATATGAATTATCATCTAACAAGTTAAATCTAGCATACTTTGCGGGACCTTGCCAACCTGCTGGTTTAAACACATCACCTGTTTTCTTATCTATAAATGCGTGAACTGTACTGTCCTGATATCCTTCACCACGTCTTTCATGCTCTTGCATCACTATCTTGTGATACCTACGACCTTCGTATGATACAAATTTGTTAAGATTTGCAGTTCCGTCTTCTATTGCTGCTAGTTGCTCTTCATGATAAGGAGAATAGTGCATTTCGTCACGAAGTGAACTCTCGTGTAATCTTATGCTATCATTTTCATAGTCTTTTTCTAATGCACCACATAATATATCCACTCTACCCAATACTGTTAGTTCGTTTCTTGTTAGTGTCTTAGGCATTGTGCTCCTTGATTGGTATATACCTAGTATAGTGGTAATTTGTTCGGAATGGTAGAAATACGTGCAGTTTGTAAACTGGCATACTCCTTACGCAATTCACACCCAAGATATGATCTACTATTCTTCTTAGCAACCATTGCTGTAGTTCCCGATCCCATGAATGGATCTAATATTATATCTCCCTTCTCACTACCTGCAAGTATACATGGTTCAACTAGATCCTCTGGATATGTTGCAAAGTGAGCACCTTTGTATGGTTTTACTGTAACAGACCAAACAGATCGTTTATTTTTCCGTTCATAAGACTTGGTAAGACCACTATGAGGCTGTAAGCCAGTACCAGGATTATGGTACTTACCTTGAGTGCGGTTTCTTGTCCCCCAGTCTTTTGCGGGTTCTTTAATTGCTTCATTATCATAAAAATACTTTTTACTCTTGCTCAATAGAAATATGTACTCATGTGCTTTAGTACACCTATCCTTGACACTCTCAGGCATAGGATTAGGTTTATGCCATATGATATCTTGTCTTAGATACCAACCATCCGCACGTAATGCGAATGCTAACATCCAAGGTATGCCTATCAAGTCTTTTTGTTTCAATCCTTCTAGTTTATTACCTCTCACTGGTGTGCTCTGTGGTAAATCCTGTCTAGTTTTAGATACTGTCTGTTTAGGATAGTTACCATCTGATCTGTAATTATAATATGAGTCACCAATATTCAACCATAATGTACCATCATCCGTAAGACAATCACGGACTAATGAAAACACCTTAACCATTTCTTTCACATAATCCTCTGGTGTCTGCTCTAATCCAATTTGACTATCTTGTCTAATAGCACCACATTTAGGGCAAACAGTTTTGTAAATTGCATCTCCCACTCCTGCCATTTCATCATGGTTCTTGTGTCCTGTGTTACAATTCTCAGGTTTGACCTTTGTGTCTCTCCTATGATTGCAATTTGGGTCGCCACCTATCCACGTTGCTGTACCATAGTCACGTAGACCATAATAGGGAGGTGATGTCACACACATCCGTGCTTTTGTATCAGAGGTTGCAATTGTTTTGAGTGACTCACGACAATCGCCAAATAATATAAGGTCTTTCATTTAGATTTTGTTAGTATGCTTCCAATCACATCGGTATATACAAATTTTACATTGTCCTACACCATGTAGTGTATCATTATCTTCCCATTGTTTAACGCATAGCGTGAAGTAGTCGGAACTTATGAATGTAATGAAACCTGTCTCATGTAACAGTTCTCTTTTTACTTCCACACGATCTCCCACATTAAATGGGAGGTTGCTCACAGTGAACTACCACGTTGGAATCTGGCAATATCAGATAATGTTACATCAGCAGCATATTCATATGATTTAGACTTAACATATGATTCTACCTTTGGTGGTTCATCAGGTAATTTACCTGGTAATCCTGTTTCAACATATGGACGAGGATTAATCATCTTCTCCACTAATGTAATAATGTCCTCACGTATCTGCATGAGTTCATCAAAACAATGTTGATTATGAGCACAACCACGAAGGTCAGTATCTGGTTTATGCAATGATTCTAAGAATAAACTCTTAGCACGTTCCCATTTCTCATATGAGGATGGTTCTTCTATTGATCCTTGATCTTTAGCCATGGTTATAAAGACATAAGTTTTTTATAGAAAGGACCTACTACAACTCCTTCACTGTAGTGAGCATGTTCCTTGAGTAAATCCTTGTTTATGTAGTGAACTGTTAGATCTGGATTGTCTATCCAGTTACTATAAGTCCATGAGCAAGAGCGAACATATCTGTTGCCTTGTTCTTCACATATGCGTACAATTTGATCATTCAATCTTTCAGCGATTGATTCAAATTTAAACTCTACAACATATATTAGCATACCATCAGCAAAAAGAGAAGAGATAATAGGTAAATTAACACTTACATCTCTCTCGTATCTACTTCTAGTATAATCATTGAAACACCCACCACCATTTGTTCTCTTACCTGTATAATTCTTAGGTTTAATTTCTTTCTCAACACCATTGATGTCAATAGCATCACGACCTAATTTACCTGGTATTGTCTTACAACCCGCAACTGCAGCAGTTATCTGTTCACGTAAAGTAGAACTGTTTGGATCACCCATATACTCTTTGTATAGTTCTTCAAACAGTTCTCCTTGATTCTTAGTTGGTTTACCCAACGCACGATCTACTGCTAATTTGAGTAGTTTAGTTGAGAACATTGTAATTTGTATTTGTGCTCATTATAGCATAAAAATACCCCCTGTAAAGGGGGTATGTGACAGTTTGTAATGTGTGTTACCAAGCCCAAGAAGCAGCAGAATATCTTTTACCTTTTGTTGCTTCAGTCACACCATGAGGAAATAGAAATAGAGAGGGAAACAATATGATATCACCTTTACCAAGTGGAACAACATAATCCTTCCAGAAAAATAGATCAGCACCCTCATAGTCATCATTTAGATTTAATATTAAACTTAAAACTGGTATTCCCTTTTCATTTCCGTCAAAGAGTGAGTGAATATGATCGTGGTGTTGTCTCATGATTTGACCACTACCATAACGATTAAATCTTATTGTAGAAAATTTATTCATAATCTGACCTGTTCTTTGGCATCCTTTATAAG